CGCTCATAAGTTATCCTCGGTTTATAACAACCACATAAACTGCGATTGCTTATTCGCTGCGCTCAGCGCAACGCGTTATGGTTAAGGTTATGTGTGAATACGCCCCGGTTGCCCCGGCTCATTGCTTCCAGTGCAATCAAGCCTCTGGTCGCTTGCTTTGGGGCAGCGTTTATTGCCGCACTCGCTACACACAATCATTCTAGTTGCGGTTAAGGGTACTGAGTAAAGCGGCTGTTCCTGAATGGCTTTTTCGTAACCAGCTTGAAATGCGTATCGCATATCTTCTCTGCTGTACAGTACTTTTGCAGAATCGCTCATACCTAGATCAACGTAATCATCTATCCAGCTCAAAAAAACAGGCCACATTTCGCTTAAAGTTTTCATTTTTATCCTTTTGTTTAAATTACATAACAAGTCACTGCACCTGACCGCGCAAAAAGAAGCGCGGCTGGTGAGCTAAGGTGTTATGTTTCTTAATAGCGGCCTTGCTCGGCTTCTCGAATCTCACAAAATCCAGCGTATCCAAAAAGGGCTATTAGTGCGTCTTCGTCGTCAACAAGATCGAAATCAATATCAGTGAATTTGTTGGCCGCATCATGAAATATATCAACAAGCTCTTGATTTGATTCGTCATCAGAAATAGTTGCTTCATCTTTTCTGCTGCTATTTACGCGCTTAATCTCAGCTAAAATAAAATCTAAAACCGGCTGCATTCTTTCAATCATTTCAAAATCCCTATATTTATTGTTTCTTCTTAGCAAGCATTCAATTGCCAGTGCGGTTTGTGTCATTACTTCTTTGTCGCCGCGCTCTAAATTCACAATGTTTCTTTTGCTTGTCCAGCCAAGCAGCGAGGCAAATTCGGTTTGGTTTAAGCCCAGCAGTTGCCGGGCTAATCTGGTCTGTTTCGCATTCATTTAACAAATACACCTTCGCGTAACATGAAGTTAAATTTAGTCGTAAAGCTCTTTACTTTTTCGCCTGTTTCCAGATTAATGTATCGAGTGTTCTTTTTTCCAATTTCAACGATTTCAATCTCAAAACCGTGGTTAGTGTTCTTAAGAATGTCGCCTTTTTTTAGTTCGTCTACTGATTTGATCATTGTCTTAGCTCCGGTTTGTTAGGGATTTTCCCTAACTCTTGAAACTATTATAGTGAACTTAGTTCACTTAATCAAGTAAGCTATACAAATAAAGTGAAATAAGTTCACTATGATTCAGGGTTGGCGCCATCAAAACATAACAACACGCAGCAATCGGACTCTCATACGCTGCGCTCCTTCAAGCCGTTGTGCTCTGGGTTATTCTTCTATCACATCCCCAGTTAACGAGAACCCAAACACAACCTGATTGCTTGGTTGGTTGTAGTTTGACACGTATGTAATTTCCGCAAGCTGTGCTCGTCCTGTTGGGGTTTCTTTTTCTTGCTCAATTAAGTAAACGGTGTCGCCTTTTTGGAAGCCGCGATCATCGTTATTTCTAATCTCAAAGTTCTTCTCACCCCTGATTGCAGACTCGAAAAAAGCGGGTAGTATTTTTAGGTGATGCATCATTTTTTAATCCTTAAACCACTTTTAATGTGTTTGATGTTTTTAGGGGTTGCCGTGGTTTTCTGCCTTTTGGTATTTTTATTTGGCGTACTGATTGCTGTTGTGCGGCTTGGTTATAGTTTGACTTTACCCAGTCTTCCATCGCGCGGGTGCTTATCCATAAGCTGCCAACGGGGTCTTTGAAGATGTGTTTGCCTTCGCGAATGTTGCCTTTGCTTTTCCAGCTGCGCACGGTGGTTTCTTTTTTGTCGTTTTGGGCGCACCAGACTTTTAGTGGCACCAAATCTTGTGTTTGTTTGTTATTTAGCATGACGGTATTGATATCTAGCTATGTGTACGAGTAAGCAGGCTGTAATGAATAGCGCTGCGCTAAAGCCGCCATATTGCAATTTTGCAGCGGCGTTGCCGAGCGATAAGTAAATAAGCGGTAGGGATTCGTATAAGAATTTTGGTAGTTTCATAATCGCACCTGTATGGGTTGGTTTATGTTGCCAAGTGGTTTGGAGCCAAATACGCTGGCCCATTGTTGCTTTATGTTTGCTTTATTCACTGAACCGCAGGCGTTGCAGCGTGATTTGAACCCCGTTATGCTGGTTTGATGCGGTTCAAAATAATCAGTTGATTTGGTTTGGTGGCATCCGCTGCACGTTAGTTGCTCTGTTGCTGGGTTAGTGCCTGCTAGTGCGTTTTTTATGGCGTGTTCGGTGGTTAGACCGCTTTTTTTAAGCCTTGCTACTCGCTTAGTGAACGCCTGTAAGCTTGCAGCTGGCTTGTTGGCTTGATATATCGCCTTGGCTGATGAATATTGTTTGCCGTTGTAGGTTAGTTTAGTCATGGTTTAATGTTTGAATGGTTGGAAGGTAACAACAATGTTAAGCCCGGCGGCAAGTAGCCAGTAGCTGGCTAGGTTTCGGTCGCCTTTTATGCCGTAGACGATGGCTGCGCCGATGCTTAGGGCGATCATTGCGATGGGGAATAGGAATTCAATTTTCATTGTTGTTCCTTGTTGATAATGAATACATCAATCGGTAGGTTGTAGCGCCAAATAGTTTGGTGTAGGCGAATGATGTATCGCTGGTCTTTGGGCTGGTCTACTATGAGCAATATGCCTGCGCGTTTGCCGGTGTGCATGGCGTAGAAGAGTGATTGACCGATGGCTTCGTAGAATTTGCTGGCAAAGTCTACTTCTATTGCGTGCGTGGCGGTTAAGCAGTCTACTTGTGTGCCGTTGGGTAGCCTGTGTGGTGCGCCGTTTTGGGCTTTGCACCACGGTAGTTGATAGTCGCGCTCTAGTGCGTGGCTGGTGGTGGTTATTAACAGTAGGGTGATTGTAAGGAGTTTTTTCACGATTTTATCCATTGCATGATATGAGAGTGCATTTGTTTTATCTGCTGATCGTTATAGATTGATTGCTCTATGCAGGTTAGTTCATCGTTTTCTTTTATTTTAAATAAGGCAGATGATATTTTTTCGAGGTCCTGTCCTTTATAAAATGCACTGAACTCAAGAGGGTTTATTGTTTGATGTACGCAGTAAAGAAAGTCAGGGTCTGAGTCTCGTTCTAATTCGTCTGCTAGGCGGGTTAGCTCGTTCTGTAGATTTAGATACCTAGTTAATGTATTCATTTAAACGACCCCGCTGTACGTGCGCGTTCTAGCTGATGCTGCCAGTTTTCGGCTAGGTCTTGTATTGTTTTTGTTTTTATGTTTGCGTTTATCATTTGAGACATAAGGTCACCACACAGTATTAGTTTTCGTAGTTCTTTTCTTTCAACGCTTTCTGAACGTTGATCTTTAACCATAAAGTTTGCTTTGTTCATATTAGCGTGATGGCCGATTTATATGCAGGCGAGTGCATACTGGATAGCCTTTTGCTTTTTCCCAGCGTTTTGCCCAGTTGTCGCGGCGTTTTGTGTTGTTAATGATTTGCTCTAGCTTGCGTTGTGGTTCGCTGCTGCTGGTATGGTTTGAACGTTTCATTTTTTTGCCTTTTTGGATAATGTAGAGTTAATATATACGTAATGTATACATTAAGTCAACAAAATGTATATTATTTTTTTAAGGGCAATAAAAAACCCGCCGTGGCGGGCCTTGATAATTTAGTTTTAGGGTAGGTTAATTTAAATCTAACCCTCTTTCGCTGTATGTGCCTATGTCTTTACCTGTGTATTTATCTCTGATGAAGAGAATGCTGTTTGTTGAATCTGAGATAAAATAATATAGAAAGACGTTTCTGGTGAATAGTTTTTTGTCATCTATATTGAGGTTGTAAAACGCGCTATCAACATATAGTCTTGGTAGTAGTTGTGGCTGCTTGTCTACCTTGTAGAAAATGCCGGAAGATATAAGTTTGTTGGTAAGCTCTAACCGCTTGGCTTGCTTTCCGTCGTCGGGGTGGCTTTGTTGTGTGGCTGGTCGGTATGTTGATGTCTTTGATGCATTGATAAATTGAGTAACTATGAATATAGCAAAGAGTGTTATTGCCACGTAATATGCGATGTTTAATATTGATGGCGATGTCTTATCGTCACCACAATGTGGGCAGGTTTTGGCGTTTTGGCTGTATTCCTTATTACATTCTTTGCAGATTATTAATGACATCTTGAGCCCTTGATATTGGTTGCCTTGAGTAGTTATTACACCCAAGTTTTTAATGATTGTACAACAACGCCGCATAACCTGGCATCGGCTTGCATTTCCATAATGGGGTAACGGGGGTTGATGGGCTTTAGATAGCGTTTCCCGCCATCTATCACTAGTTGTTTACAAGTTGCTTCGGTGTTGCCGTTTTGGATAACGATAACAATGCTGTTGTGTTCTGCGATGCGAAGCGGGTCTACGATAACAATTTCATTGTCTTTTATATCAGGTTCCATTGAATCGCCTTGTATGCGCAGTGCAAAGGCGTTTTCGCTGGTTGTGACGGTGCTTAAAACCCAATCTTGCTCATCTTTTGGGTCGTAGTTGTCGCCAATGTCTTTCCAGTTGCCTGCGGCGACACTTGAGATAAGGGGGACGGGTTTAGAATGCACTTGGTAGGTGTTTGGGGCTTCTTTAACAGCATGGGGCGATTTGCTGGTTCCTTCTGAGAGCCAAGCTGGGTCAACGCCTAAAACATCACAGGCTTTTATAAAATGCGCTCTGGGGATGCCTCCTCGAACTTTCCATAGGTTTACGTTTTGTGGTTCGGTGCTCATTTTTCTAGCAAATTCTGCTTGGCTGATGCCTTTTTGCTTAAGTGCTAGGTCTAGTCTTTCTCTAAATTTTTCCATATACAAAAAGTATAGTTATTAATTGTTACCAAATATATATACGTATTGTTGACTTACTGTATACGTTTCGTATATATTCAACACATGAGTAAATTAGATAAAGCAATTGAAATTGTTGGCAGTCAGGCAATGTTAGCTAAACAGCTAGGTGTTACTCCACCTGTTGTATTCCACTGGAAGAAACGAGGTGTTCCTGCAAAGTATTGTCGGAAAATCCAGAAAATAACGGGTGACGCTGTTATTGCCTCTGATCTTCGCCCCGATGTGTTTGGGGATGCTGGCTGATGTTTTATTACTTGCATATATCATTTTTACACTCGCTTGGTTGGCGTGTTGCCCGTTCCTGTTGGTTCGGGCTTTTTTATTTAACGTGGGTTTATTGTGCGCCTTTTGGCGTACGTGGTGTATCGCCCAAAAGGAGGTTTTATGCCTTATTGCATTGATGAGAGTCAGCAGTATTTAACGCCTAAAGAGGCTAAGGTTTTGTTTGAATTGGCAGCGGGTAATACGCGTAAGCAGATTGCGCGGTTGTTGTGTCGGGAAGAGAGCACGATTAAGTCGCATATTAAGCATATTTCAGAAAAGCTGGGCAGTAAGAATGCGGCGAATATGGTGATGGTGGCGCTTGAGAAGGGTGTTATTAAGCTGCTGACATTCGGGATGGTTTGTGTGTTGTCGTTTAATTGTGTAATGCCTGGTTTGGATAATAGAGCGCCACTTCGCCGCCCACCGCGTGCGGTAAGGGTGAGTGGAACGATGGCGCGGGTTAGGGTTGAGCGTTTGGGTGGAGCGGCTGCATGAGCATTGGTTTAATGGGGCTCGTTTTTAAAGATGAAGAGTTGCAGAGCAATGAGAAGTTGGTGTTGTTGGCGCTGGCTGATAATGCAAATGACGAGGGTATTTGTTATCCATCGTTAAGCACTTTGCAGGTTAAAACAAGTTTATCGCGCCCGACGGTTTCTAAAATTTTGAAGAAGTTGGCGGCGAATGATTATTTATTTGGTGTTAATCGTGCGCGTAAAAAAGGTGGTAGAAGTTCGAATATGTATTTGCTTTTTCCGGCTAAAAATTACCCCAATTTGGATGAGTTTTTTAAGACTAAATTTGAGGCGTATGAGTGTGCTAATTTTGAGTTATCCACAGGCCAAAGTAAAGAGGCTTTACTACCCCCCCAAAGTAAAGAGGCTTTACTAGGGTTAAGGAGCCAAAGTAAAGAGGCTTTACTAGAAAGTGAACCATTACTTAAAAGCTTATTTAACCATAAGGGATTTTCTTGTTTAAAACGTGATGAGAAAACGCTGTTTCTGTCGTACCTAAAATTACGCAAAAAAATGGGCTTGATTACGACGATGGAAATTAAGATTCGATTGCTTGAAAAATATCATGCATTTGGCCGTGATATGCAGATTATTGAAAACGCGATTAATGCAAATTGGAAAGATTTTTATTCAACGGGAGGGAAAGATGGAGAGAGTGGAAAATTTAGTAAAACAACATCAGCCGCGCAATCCCACCACGACACGCTCAAGCAAATTGCAAAAGAAGCCGATGAGCGAGAAATGGGTGAGCGCGTTGTTTAGCAAATTTCAGGTGAGGTATGGGCATAAGTGGACATCGTGCATGCCGACGGCTGAATTAACGCGGCTGGCAGTTAGCGAGTGGAGTGATCGTTTGGCGGGGTTGACTGGTGACCAGGTAAAGCACGGGCTTGATACGTGGCGTGAAGGTTGGCCACCGAGCGCGGATGAATTTAGGAAGGTGTGTACGGGTTCGCAAGGCGCGCTACACAACACGGCGGCATATAAGCCGTTTGTGGCATTGCCCAAGCCGCCACGTGATAAGGCGGTAGGTGTTGCTGCGTTGGCTGCTATGCGGGGCGCGTTGTAATGATTAACTGGGAGCAATGTGCATTGAACTTACGGCGGGTAATGCCGCTAAGCCTCGTTGCGAAAAAAGTGAATATGGATGCTGACACGTTGCGCCGTTTGTCGCGGGGTGAGACGAAAGAGCCAAAATTTACGGCGGGTGTGTTGTTGTTGGATTTGCATTGGCAGTTGTGTGCAGATCGACATGCGGGGTTGATGGCGCGATGACAAACACTGATGCACAAAATAAAACATTGGCTAGGTTGGCTGGCGCCGATTGGCGGGTGTTGGGTTTTTGTGGTGATGATTTGTGGATTTGCAAGCAGTGCAGAATTCAAAAAGTATTTTCGGTGGTGGATGCAAAAGGCGCGTTGTTGGGTAAGGGGCGGTTAGATTTTATTGCGGCCTTTGGTAAGGCAAAGGCTATTCGGCTGGTTGAGGAGGTATTTGATCATGGTTGAGTTATATCACGAATATGGGTTGCCCACTGTGGAGGAAGCGATTGAGGGCGGTGTTGTTCGGCGCTTGCAATCGAGTTGGGAGCACGACGCGGTGTTTATTGCGCGAGATAGAACAAAGCGCGGTGTGGGGTGGCAGTGCTTTAGCTGTGGTGCGCCGTCGGAACGTGGCGGTGAGGTGCGCGACAAGGTGGCGAATGAGCGAGTGGTGACTCGATTTGTGCATGAGTATAAAAAACTGTGTGCGTTGGTGCGAGAGGGTGAAGTGCTGACCAGCGGCGCGCATATTACGGGGTTACGGCCAAGGTTTCGCGAATCTAAAACGGCGGTGGTTGAAAAAACAGGTTTTAACAAGCGATTGAGTTTTGATGAAGAGTCGGCGCGGTTGAAAGGGCTAAAAGATTTACTGAGTTAATTTTTTAATAAACGGAGGGGTGGTATGGCGATTAGCAAGGCGGAATTAGACAAGGAGTATGCAATAACAACATTTGGGCCGCTGGAAAGCGACCCGTCTGGCAAGAATCAGCACGAGGCTGGGGCTAAACTCGACGCGGGTAAGAATCGGTTGGGGTTGGTGTTGTTGAATTTTCCACGGGCGTTGAATGAGGTGGGCGTTGTGGGTACGTATGGCGCTGAGAAGTATACCGATAATGGCTGGCTGAAGGTTGCCAATGGTGAGGCGCGCTATACGGATGCGATGTTTAGGCATTTGTTAGCGGCTAAGATTGAGGGTGATGTTGATGTTGATACGGGGTTGTTGCATAGGGCGCAAGTTGCCTGGAATGTGCTGGCGGCGTTGGAGTTGTTTTTGATTGATTCGGAAAAGGACGCAAAGGAGGCAATGCGATGAGCGCTGGCGTACACGATAGCGGAGTAGATGCGAATGGCGTAATGGATGGAATGGAATCGGTGAATTTAGCCATTGCATTTTCTTATCTGATGGGCAGTTCATTATCAAGCAGTTCGGGTGTTCAGCATTATTTTTTGGGCGAAGCGCGAGAGAGCGTGGCGAGGCAAATTAATGTACTGCGTGATGATTCTGCACCGCTGAGTGATATTTTTCTAGCGTGCGAGGATGATGAGTTGTTTCACAAGTTGATTGCAGCAGATAGAAGCGGCGGCATTGCTGATCTAGCGGATGTGTTAACGATGATTGATGAGCGCTTGCAGGCGTTGGGAGGTTGTGATGAGTGTTAATTGGGCAGAGGTTGATAGGTTTTTGGAAGATAATCGGCCATTTATTCGTGCGCTGATTGCTGTGGAAAGTGGTGGTGATGTGTTTGCATCGCGATACGAGCCGCACTATGCGTACCTGTGGGATGTGGTTGCTAACGCACCTAAGCGTTGTTATGGAACGTATCGCCCCAACGGGTTTTTGGGCGTTAACGGGGTTACGAGTAATCACACAGAGTTTATACAGCAGCGTACAAGCTGGGGGCCTATTCAAATAATGGGGGCGGTGGCGCGCGAGTATGGCTATAAGGGATCGTTTCCTGCGTTGTGTGGCGAGCTTGGCGTTCGGTATGGTGTATGGCACTTATTAACGCTTAAGCGCCGCTTGGAAAATAAAGACTTTTGTCAGCAAAGCGATTTGATTGCAGCGTATAACGCGGGTTGGGTAAGGCACAGTAAAGATGGACGTTATGTTAATCAACAGTATGTGGATAAGGTGAATGCTGAATTAAAGGCGGTGGCGTAATGGCTAGCTTAGCAGGGTTGGCCATGTTAAGCGCGGGTACGTCTAATCTTAATCGCCTGGGCGGTGGTAAACGCTCGACGGTGCGAGAGGATTTAATGTGCTTATTGGGCAAGGTGAGCGATCATGCGTTTGATTACGCGGCGTTGAAATACATGCTGGCGCCATCCATGGACGAAGTGCTGGCGTGCTCAACGGGCGATACAGATAAAATGTTTTTACCCAATGACCCCGAGGCAATTAGGCGCGTTCGGATAATGAATAAGGTGATGTGGGTAGAAGCAGGCAGGTTAGCACGGAAGCATAAATGGAAGCCGCGTGATGTAAAAACGCTGGTTAGACTAGCCGAATTAGCGCTGGCAGAATCCATTGGCGACCCACGCTGCAAATGCTGCAACGGCACAGGTGAGCGTATGGCGGGTGCTACAGTTGGTGTGTGCAGGCGTTGCGATGGGTCGGGGAATAGACGCATTACAGGTCGATCATATGCAGACATGATCGGCATTGACGAAAAAGCATGGCGCACGACATGGAGTGATCGCTATTGGCACTTGCAGCAAGTATGCGACGCATGGCGAGCAGAAGTGGCGGCTGTGTTATGGGTTGGGTCCAGCGATGAGAGGGTGGGGATATGTTAAGTGATGATTTGAGTAAGGAGACAAGAAAAGTGGAGGAGGCGATACGCGGCGCGCTTCAAAAGCTTCATGAGACGACAGGGTTAATACCTGTTTCTGTATCGTTTAGCCCCGTTGATGTTAGATGTGTGGATGATCATGGGAAGCGTAAGCGGGTGGTTATTTCTGATGTGGAAGTGATAGCGAATACTTAACGCTTTAGTTAAATAGGCCGGTGCTGCTCCGGCTCTTTTTAAATGAATGGCTATATTGGATTAGGAGAAACTATGCTTGAAGACATTTTTAAATTTCTAAAAGAAAAATGGTTTAATGACCTGCCGGGGTGAGATATGCGGATGATCTAGGAAAAGTTATGAAAGTTTTAGATGCTATAAACATACTGTCAGAAGGGTAAACTACTATGAGTGAAGCAGTTAATACGAAATTTTACGTATGGATTAATGCGAAATCAACGCCTGTAACTAGAGCTTATTCTTATGAGGATGAAATAGAGCTATGTGCGGAACAAGAATCCCCGCCAGCCGGCGCATATACATTACGAACTGGATCAAAGTCTGAGTTGATTGCTCGTTATAATCTGGATGAATCAGATTTTGATAACACATAACACCCGCATAACCGGCGCGGTTTTTAGCGTCCGGTTCATGCGCTGGTTAGAAAATTAAGTAAAAGAAACCATTTTAATTCCTACCTTTTTTAATTTTTTTAAATTAATGCTTGACGATTAAGTCCGCACTTTGATACTATTTTTCCCCATAGTACGGATTATTACGCAAAGCTCCTTTTGAAGGGGCTTTTTTTATGCCTATAATTCCTTGTAAGGCGTTGTTTTAATCCGTCTTTTTCTCCTCCTAGTCGCTTTTTGCGGCTTTTTTTATGCCCGTTGTTTTCAGCGGGCTTTTTTTTTGGGTGCTTTATGGGTCAATCGTCTTGTCAGTCTAATTGTTTGGCGGGTGATTGTGCTTGCTCTGATGTGTGCTTGCGCTCGACGAGTGGTAAGGATTATTTCTTGTTGCATGGTTTTAATGTGAAGGATGGCGGGGCTTCTACGATTGGGCGTTTGTTGCCGTTGTTGCCAAATGCTCGAATTTGGTCTTACGGCTGGCTGGGGTTGATGGGTGTTAGGTTTTTTAATGGGCGTATTGCTGGCATGTTGGCGGCTTCGTTAACTGAGGGTTGTGTTGTTATTGCGCACAGTAATGCGGCGGCTATTGTGCAGCGTGCGTTACAGTTGGATGGTTGCCCACAGGTTGAGCGGCTGGTGTTGATTAGACCAGCGCTGGATGCTGATACTGAGTTTGGTGATAAGGTTGATAGGGTTGATGTTTTCCATCATGCAGATGATGTACCCGTGTCTGTGAGCCGGTTTATTCCCTGCCATGAGTGGGGAGATATGGGCGCTGTTGGTTATGAAGGTGATGAGCTGCATGTGGTGAATCATGATTCTGCGGTGTTGTTTGGTGAATATGCTGGGCATCATTCGGCGTTTGCGAATGAGTCGTTTGGCGCGTTTGCTAAGTATTTGGTGAAGCTGTTGGGGCTTGATGATGTCTGAGGACGATGAGAGAACAAACTGGCATTTAGATAAGCGCGTGAATGTTGGTCATATGTTGACGACGATATGCTTGTTCGGTGCGTTGCTTGTTTCTATTAACGACCTTCAAGACAGAGTGCTTAAGAATACTTCTGAGTTTGAGCATCAACGCGAGATCATTGCTAGAGTTGAAGTTATATCAGCTCAGCGTGATAGAGATACTAAAGCACAGCTTGATAAGATAGATTCAAAGATAGATCGGTTGCTTGATCGCGAATTGCAGCGTGGGTCGAATAAGTAAAGCGCGTATTCATTATGGACGTTAGAGTAACGAGTGATTTTGATAAGTTCATTAAAGATGTTGGTCGTTTAAATAAACAGCATGTTCCTTTCGCGATTTCTAAAACGTTAAATGATACGGCGTTTGAGATCAGGGGGTCTGAGATCGATGTTATGCAGTCTATATTTGACAGGCCGACCAACTTCATTATGAAAGCGCTGCGGGTTAAAAAGGGGAAGAAGAATAGCCCGGATGCAACGGTTGCCTTCAATGGCAGGTTAGGTAAAGACGGCGAGGCGGTTGATAAGGTGCTTTTGCCCCAGATTAAAGGTGGAAAACGTAAGCTGAAAGGCTCAGAGCGCACGCTACGACGACATGGTGTTCTTGGTTCTAACGAGCGTATTGTGCCGAGTAGGGCGTTAAGGCTAAATAAGCACGGCAATATTACAAAGGGTTTGATGAATAAAATTCTTTCTAATATTGGTGAGCAATCGGATTCTAGCGCTAACACACCGCTGGATAAGCGGACAACGAAGTACATTGTTGGCGAGGTTGGTGGAACACGAGGCATTTGGAGTGTTAGCGGTAAGAAGCAGGATAGGTGGAAGCCTGTTTTAATTTTTGTTCGTGAGCCGAATTATAGAAAACGTTTCCCTTTTTATAAAACAGCTGAAAGAGTGATGCATAAACGAGTTGGGCCTAATTTCAAAAAGGCTATGGACTTTGCAGTACGCACCTCAAGATAAAAAAAGGTACTCCTACCCTCCCTCAGCGAAGCGAGTAATTGGCACCCCGATTTTTTTGAGTTTTTGGGGCTGTATGGCTCTCGACTACAGTGGAGATACGATTGGCTGTAATCCTTGTTGTGTAAGGGTTTTAGAGGATTTTGCGAATAGGTTAATTGAGAGTTTTTTGACATGGTTTCAAACGTAATCAGACAAGGTGATTATTTCAACTGGTCTTTGAACTACTTGAGCCGTGAGTTTGGCTTGGCGCGTGAAACAGTGTCGAAGCGTCTGATGGATGCTGGCGTCCAGCCATCTGGCGAGCGGCGTGGGTACCCGGTGTATTCTGTGAAAGAAGCGGCGATGGCTATTTTGATGCCGCAATCATCGGGTGGTTCAGCGAGTATGACCGACCCTGAAAAAATGGGGCCGTCTGATCGGCGTCACCATTATGCTGCTGAAAATGATCGCATTAAGTTTGAGAGGGAGATGGGCCAGCTTGTGTCCATCGACGATGCCCGAGAGCAAATGGCAGAAATAGTGAAAGTAACTGACACGTTTCTTGAAATGTTGCCTGACAAGTTTGAGGCGATGTTTCCCGATGCGCCGAGCGGTTTTCACGCTGAGCTTGATGAAGCAATATACGAAGCTCGCAATAGTTTAGCAGACAAAATAAGCGGCGAAATATAATGGGATTAGCTCTAGCGCAAGACATCCGGCGTGATGTTGCCGAGCTGATTCGTCCGCCGAAACGCATGAGCGTTAGTGAATCGTGCGAGAAATATGTAAAAGTTAGATCGGCTAATGGCTCGGTTATTCCGTGGGATGCCAACCTAACACCCTACATGATTGAACCGATGAACCTGCTTACTAGCAGAGAATACGACGCTGTTGTATTTATCGGCCCAGCGCAAAGCGGTAAAACGCAAGCATTGGTGACAGGGTTTGCGTCTTACATCATGAAATGTGATTCGTCAGATTTTATGATCATGCAAACAACAAAAGGCACGGCGCGAGATTTTGACACGCAGGTAATCAAACGGGCTTTTCGCGATAGCCCCGATTTGAAAAAAGAACTCGCACCGGGCAGCAAAAGCGACAACACGTACGACAAAGTATTTAAATCGGGCGCAATCCTATTTCAACGCTGGCCATCGATTAACGAACTATCGGGCAAGCCGCTGAAATATGGCTTAATTACAGACTACGATCGAATGACGCAAGACGTATCTGGCGAGGGCTCGCCCTACTCGTTAATGTCGAAACGTACTGCCAAATTTCTAAGCCGCGGCATGACACTGGTGGAAACATCGCCAGGCTTTCAAATAACCGATGCGCAATGGCGGCCAAGATACGGACACGATGCACCACCTTGTGCCGGTGGCCTATCGCTATTTAACATGGGCGACATGCGGCGCTATTATGTGCAGTGCCCCGAATGTGGCGAATATTTTATGCCACCGCCCGATGAACGAGGGCTGTCATTCATCCACAGCCGGGATATGTTCGGCGCAACAGATACTGAACAGCCACAAAAGGTATCGTACGTATGTAACGCCAATGGCTGTTTGATAGATTTAAAGCACAAGCGCGAAATGAATCGAACCGGGCTGTGGGTCCCGCAAGATTGCTTTATAGAAAACGGCAAAGTCGTTGGCGAAAAAAGAAAGTCACGCATTGCCTCGTTTTGGTTTCCCGGCATATTTGCTGCGTATTCCGATTGCGAGAAAATGGTAGAAAAATACCTCGCCAGCCATCGTGAATACGACATAACCGGCGAAGAGCAAAACTTAAAAGCCTGCATCAACGTAGAGTTTGGCGCTGCGTTCTTATCACGCAATAGCATATCAACCGTCAGTGCAGAAGAATACCGCAACAGAGCAGAAGATTTACAGCAAGGCGTTGTGCCCAAAGGGGTTAGATTCCTAATTGCCGCAGTAGATGTGCAAAGCTGGGGGTTTGAGGTACAAATAGTCGGCTACGGTGTCAACTACGAACGATGGGTGATCGACAGATACCCGATAAGAATATCAAAACGAATAGAGCGCGACGAACCCGTGCCATGTGACCCAGCCGCGTATTTAGAAGATTGGGACCTAATAACCGAAAAAGTTATTAACGCCCGATACCCGTTAGCCGATGATTCTGGCCGCTACATGTGCATTATGAAAACAGCCAATGATTCAGGGGGTAGAGAAGGCGTGACAGAACGTGCCTACGATTACTGGCGCGGGCTAAGAAAGCAGCAAAAACACAAGAATTACATGCTGGTGAAAGGTGAGCGGCCAAAGCCAGAAGCCAACAAAGCCACGGTAGTAAAAAGCTTTCCCGAAAACACCAGCAAAAACAAAAAAAAGGCCAACGCACGCGGCGAAGTACCGTTGTGGTTGTTAAACACAACAAAGCTAAAAGACTCACTCAGCAACGATTTGGCGCGCAATACCGTCGGGCGTGGGTATATTCATTTTCCAAATTTTTTAAAAGCATCCTTTTACGAAGAATTAACCGTCGAAGTACGAACAGATCAAGGCTGGGAACAGCCACCGGGTAAGCGCAACGAATCGTTTGATTTGTTCTGTTATGCCGACGCTGCATTAAAAGCAAAAATGATAGAAGCGAAGCTATTTAGCATTAATTGGGACAACCCGCCCGGGTGGGCAGCCGAATGGGATAGCAATGTGCTTGTTGTCGATTCAGATCGTGAAGAAGAAAAGAAAGACACTAAAAAGCCCGTTAAGCAAGTAAGGCCGCAACAGCAATCTTGGGTAGATGATAAAACAGAAGGGTGGATATGAGCACAGCAACAGACATGGTGGCGTTATATATCGCCGCCGAAAAAGCAATACTTGAAGGCAAGCAATTTAGCGTTAGGGGTAAAAGCATGACGCGTGAAAACTTGCAAGAAGTAATAGCCGGACGTAAAGAATGGGAAGCGAGAGTACGTGCTGAAAAAGCAAACGTCAGCGGTGGTTCATCCCTCTATTCAGTAGCAGACTTTAGATGAACGTACTTGATAAAACAATCGAAGCCTTCTCGCCAACATGGGCCTTTAAACGAGCTCGTTTTCGCGGCGCATTAGCCGCCTATGAAGCAGCCGAGCCAAGCAGATTAAGAAAAGGAAAGCCCGATAATGCCAGTGGCGATACCTTAACAGCGCGAGCAGGCAATACTATTCGCGGTTATGCGCGCCAGCAAGAGCAAAATTACGACCTGGCAGAAGGCATTTTAGCCACATTAGTAGATAACGTTGTTGGGCCGCAAGGAATCAGCATAGAGCCACAACCGCGTGGCAAAAATGGTGAACTACTGCCAGCGCTAGCAAAACAAATACTAGAACTACGTGAAGATTGGAAACTAAAGCCAGAAGTCACACATGAACACGACTGGCCAGCCTGCGAAAGACTAATAGCCCGTGCATGGTTTCGCGATGGCGAAGCACTATTGCAAGAACTAAAAGGCATCATTCCAAGCTTGGAACACGGCACGCGAGTCCCGTATTCATTAGAACTCATAGAAGCCGATCTATTACCAATGGATTTTACCAACAAAGATAAAGGTATTACTCAAGGCGTAGAGCGTAATGCATGGGGCAGGCCATTGGCGTATCACATGCTAAAAGAACACCCCGGCGATCTAAGCTTTACCCATTTGTTTAAAGATACTAAGCGGGTCAGTGCAAACAACATACTGCATCCCAAAATAGTTAAGCGCTTTAAACAGGCGCGTGGTGTGTCCATATTCGCGCCCATGATGAAGCGGATAGAAGGCATTAAAGACTACGAAGAATCAGAACTGGTTGCAGCCCGTATTGCAGCCGCTATGTGTGGCTACATTAAAAAAGGCGTAGCCGATGATTACGTAGCGCCAGACAATGACCAAGATAGAAGCTTTAAAGTAAGACCGGGGCAAATATTTGATAACCTGCGCCCAGGTGAAGAAGTGGGAACGGTGGATAGCAACAGACCCTCCGCATTGCTAGAAGGCTTTAGGGACTCAATGGTACGCATGTTAGCCGCTGCATCACGCGGTACGTTCTCAAGCATTGCGCGTAAATACGATGGCACGTATTCAGCCCAGCGGCAAGAGCTGGTAGAAGGTTATGTTGCCTACAAAGCCCTGTCTCAGTTATTTTCAAGCCAAGTCAGCTACCCCACATACAGAAGCTTTATCGACATGGCCGTCTTATCAGGCCGCTTAAAGCTCCCCAAAGAGCTAGACAGAAACACACTATACGACGCCGAATGCCGTGGCCCATCCATGCCGTGGATAGACCCAGACAAAGAAGCAAAAGGCAACGAACGCCTAGAACGTGCAGGGCATAAATCGCCTCAGCAAAACATACGGGATCGCGGCGCAAATCCACGCACCGTCATGGATGAAATACAGGCGTGGCGCAAAGAAGCCGATGAGCGGGGCTTGTATTTTACCACCGACCCCAAGCACGACATAGTGCCGGTTGAATTGAATACTGAGGACAATAGAGGAGAAGAAAATGGTGAAAATGGTGAAAATTGAGGTTAACTATGACGTGGAAACAGGTCAACTATTCAGTAATGAAAATTACATTTTAGGGACGTATTTTGGCCTTGATGTTGCGGCCCACACTCCGCCATCGGTGGAACTAATGGCATCCCCAACATCTTCCGTGAGTGAAATTATTAAATTAAAAGATGCTGGCTTTACAGCGGATGAAATTATCAGCATGAAGAGCCGAGACGTCGTTTAACTGTTATCAACCAATCAATAAAACAAGCCCGCTAATTCAGCGGGTTTTTTAATGGAGCTAATATGCCAAAACAGCAAAACCCTTACGAAATAAAAGCCCTGCACGATGGTAGTGCAGAAATTTACATATATGGTGATATCGGTGATAACTACTGGGATGAGGAAAGCACCAGCGCAGTTAGTTTTGTGCGTGAATTGTCCGAGTTAACAGCCAATGAAATTACCGTACGTATTAACAGTTATGGCGGTTCGGTTTCAGACGGGGTGGCTATTTACAACGCACTAAAACGCCACGATGCGACCATTAATGTGGTGATAGATGGGATAGCCATGTCCATTGCTTCGTTAATTGCTATGGCAGGCAGCACCGTTGACATGGCTGAAAACGCTATTTTAATGATTCATGCGCCGCTTGATTACCAAGGCGGTAACGCCGCCAAGCATCGTGAATTAGCCGAGAAGCTGGATAAATACGCAGATGCCATGTTAACCAGCTATGCCAATAAAACTGGCCAATCAAAAGAAACAATCGATGCTTTGCTAAAAGACGGCAAAGATCACTACTTCACCGCCGAAGAAGCACTAGAGATGGGTTTTATCGACAGTATTTCAGACGCAGTGCAAATCGCCGCATCGGGCATTCCGCTTGATCGGTACTCACTACCAGCAACTTGGGTTGCTGCCAACAAACCAAAAGGAAATATTATGCCTAAAGCACAAAAGCCGGCAGCGCAAGAACCCGTTGCAACGCCACAAGCAAGCGAGCCTAACAACGTTGCAGCAGCAGTTGCAGCGCCAACCGCCGCACCAACTAAAGCCGATGTATTAGCAGCCGAGAAAGAACGCCGCACAAATATTCGTGCCGCCTTTACGCCATTTAAAGAGGTAGACGGTATGGCGGCTATTATGGATGCCTGTTTAGATGACCACAACATCAACGCCGAAGAAGCTAATCAAAAGATTTTAGCTAAACTGGGCGAAAAATCAGAGCCGCTAGCAGGCTCCGGCAACATCAAGATGGGTGAAACAGGTAGCGAACGATTCATTGCCGATGCGTCGCAATCTATTCTAGTCCGAGCAGGCGTTGAAAAACGCAGCTCTAATGACCCGTTCAGGGGAATGACATTGCTTGACGTCGCCCGTGCATCATTAGACCGCATTGGCGTTCAATCACATGGCATGGACAAGCGCGAGATTGTTTCTGCTGCATTTACGCAGGGGACTAGCGACTTTCCAGTATTGCTAGAAAACGTGATGCATAAAACACTGCTTAATGCTTATCGAACAGCGCCGGATACATGGCGTCGATTCTGCGCGGTAGGCGAGGTGAGCGACTTTAGAACACATAACCGCTATCGCACAGGCTCGTTTGGTAACTTAGATGCGCTAAATGAACTGGGCGAATTTAAAAATAAAACCATACCCGATGGCGAAAAAGAAGGCATTACAGCCAGCACAAAAGGTAATGTGATTAATATTAGCCGTCAGGCCATTATTAACGATGACCTAAGCGCATTTAATGGCCTTGCGGCCACCTTGGGCCGTGCAGCACCGCGTACGATTGAATCCGACGTGTATGCGTTATTGGCAGCAAATCCTACCATGAGTGATGGGGTTGCTTTATTCCACTCAGATCACGGCAACTTGGCAGGGTCTGGTGCCGCTATTGGCGTTACCACGTTAGAAGCTGCTCGCGTTGCAATGGCTAGTCAGCAGGATGTTTCGGGTAACGATTATTTAGATATTCGACCAGATGCCTTGCTGTGTGGTATGGCGGCTGGTGGTGGGGCTCGTGTTACCGTCAATTCACAATACGACCCAGATGCAGCCAGCAAGCTACAGCGCCCAAATATTGTTAACGGCCTAGTGTCAGACATTATTGATACGCCACGCATTTCCGGCACCGAATGGTACTTACTTGCTAACGCAATGGAGGCCCCAGCGATAGAGGTGGCCTTTTTAGATGGCATTGACGAACCATTCCTAGATGTTCAAGAAGGGTGGGGTGTAGACGGCGCGCAATACAAAGTACGCCTTGATTATGGCGTAGCGGCGATTGACTATCGCAGTATTTACAAAAACGCGGGCTCTTAATCACGGCGTAAAAATCCAAAGGGTGGCTATTAAGGCCACCCTTTTTTATTAAAAAATTGGAGTAATAAAATGGCTACAAATTTTGTTCAAGAAGGTGTAACGATAGATTACACAGCAAGTTCAGCTATCTCATCGGGTGATGTAGTAGTGATGGGTTCATTAATTGGCATTGCATTAGCAGATATTGCAAACGGCGCAACAGGGTCAGTAATGCTTAGCGGCGTGTTTGATGTGCCCAAAGTAGATGCCGCTGATATAGCCGTTGGTGAGGAAGTATTGTTTGACTCAAGCGCAAGCAAGTTTGATGACGCCGCCGCAACACCAGCAACGGGCGATCACGCTGGCAGCATCGTAGCGCTAGAAGCTAAAGGTGCAACCACAGGCGAAACAATTCGCGTGTTATTTACCGGCGCACCCGGCACATTAACGTAATAGATAGCAACAAGACGTCACTAAAAAGCCCTGCTTCGGTAGGGCTTTTTAATAAAAAGGGCATATAAAAAATGGCAAATATCACATTCAACATCGGCAAAGGTCGCATTGTCGAGCTTTATAAAAACGTAAAATCAAACAATCCGGCAAACTCAGCCTTTGTTGTTGTATTGCTAAAAGCAGCGGAAGCCGATGCAGTGCTGAAAGACTACGACGACTTATCGTTAATATTAGCTGAGGCCGGTAATACAGAAGCCGACTTTACTAACTATGCGCGCAAAACACTAACCGATGCAGATATAGCCGCGTTACCATCGCCAAACGACACAACAGACGCTTACGAACTAACGTGGCCAGATTTAGTGTACTCGTCAGCCGGTGGCGCAACAAACAACACAATGACAAAGCTTATTCTTTGTTATGACGAAGACACTACCACCGGTACAGATGCAGACATAGTGCCATTGGGCGCGCTGGATTATACCGGCGTAACGGACGGGTCAACTATTACGATTGAATTTCCAGCCGCCGCTTACTCGGCAGGATAGGCAAGCTTAAATGAGCTTTAAATCAATAGCACTTAAAGATTCACCAGGTTGGTTTTATGACCACTTGGAAACATCCGGCACAGCCATGCTGGATGCGTCCGGTAACGGTGCTGATGGCGTTTATGTTGGCTCGCCAACGCTTAACCAGCGCTCTTTAACGTTTTTACCGCACGAGGGTCGATCTGTTTTATTTAGCGGTGCTAAACGTGCCACTGTACCGGCTGGCATTGTTACCACCACAACGTACACGTATGAGTTTTTAATTCGCCCCGAAACCGTTAGCGGCGTGCAGTGTTTAGCGCACGATGGCACGAATGGGCTTTATATTAACAACGGGAAATTCTCGTTTTATTATTCATCTGCTTATCACGATGCAGACACAACGCTGGTGGCAGGTAATAAATACTTACTGCACCTTGTTGTTACCGCTGGCGAGGTTGAGTTTGTTGTTAATCGGGTATCAGACGGTACATCATCCAGCGCACCGATATTTAACGCTACCACACTATTCGCAGAAGATGGTGGCGGTAATGAATTGAATGTTAGTGCGTGTATCTCCGCTTGTTATCCGGGCTTGGCGTTAACGGGTTTTAAAATTCGTAAGCGCTATAGAGAGAGCTTTAAAGTCGGCTATCACAAAATTATTGATAATCTAAATCCAACGTTGCATTTAACGTTATCTGAGACATCTGGCACAGTTGCTTATGATATTTCGGGTAATGAACACGATGGAGCTATAAATGGCTCGCCAGTGATGGGGCAGGAACCTGGGCCTTTGCATCAAAGTCGGCTGAAGGCTATGAAGTTTGATGGTGTTGATGACGGGATAAAACAAATAACAGGAATAACCGTATCTTCAACTGCTAGAACAATTAACTGCTGGGTAAAACCAGATCACGCACCTGGGGCATTTCCAGCTTCTGAAGTCGTAGAATCAACAAATATGGCTATATCTTGGGATCACCCTAGTGATGCAAGCTTCAGGGGTATGGCTTATGTTTATAGTGGAGGTTTTTATAAAGTATTTTTTCAAGACTTAGATACCAGCTTACAAATGTTGACTGTTGTTTTTAATGGTGTAGATATACGTACATATAGAAATGGAGTTTATCAAAATACAGCTCCTGCTGCTGTTTCTATTGGAACTAATATGGATGTTTCTATTGGAAACCACTTAACAGCATCACAACCATTTGCAGGTGGTATTGGTGAAGTATTTATAAATGATGCAGATGTGACTGTTCAACAAATCAAACAAATCTACGAAGCTGGAAAGTCACGGTATGCGGCTGAGGTTATTAGCTACCGACCAGTGAATTATTTTAGAAAGAACGAGGCGAGCGGTAATGCTGTTGATTTAGGTTCGCTGGGTAACGATGGCGTTTGGACTGGTACGCCAGCTTACAGCCAAGCATCCGAAATTATTAGTAACGAACCAAATAACAAATCTATAGCGATAACAACAGCAGAATCGCTAGCGTTTACTAGCCACGCTGCGACGACAACCTATTCATTATTATCTATTATTAAGCCTGCTGCGCTAACAGGCTCGCAATATATTTTCACTGATGAAACAGACGGGCTTAAACTCAACGGCGCAAAACTTGGGCTCTATTACTCAGCGACAGAACATGATGCAAATACAACACTGGTAGCGGGTGAACCGCACCTTGTTGGCGTTTCTGTAGATGCTGGCTCGGCAACATTTAACTTAGATGGCGTTAGTGATGGTGCAGCGGCTAGTGTCACGGCATTTGCGCCGACTAAAATGTATAACTTAACGTATGCTGGTATAGGTGACGAATCAGCCGTATTTACAACGCCACTAACTGATGATGAATTTTTAGATATTTATGAAATGGCGTCATTCTTAGCGCCGTTTTACGGCTTTGCAGGCAACATCACCGAATCACTACCTGCCACTGATTTTTACGTGCGAGCAAATGAATTAGACACAGGCACCTTTATTGCTGATGCGCAAATGCTTGGCGATAACACGTACACGTTTGATTTTAGCCAAATAACGGGCTACGAAGAATACGCTAATGAAGTGCTATTAACGTGCCTACCAAAAACGGGCAAACGCAGACTTAACAGCACAGCGTATGCAGTAGGTGACTATTATTTACCGGCGGACGTAACCGCCAATAACCATATTTATAAGGTAACCGTTGCTGGCACAACAGCATCCAGTGAACCAACATTAGACCAAGCAGGTGGCACTACGGTTGACGGTGGCGTAACAGTACAAGATATGGGTGTTTGCCCAACGCCGATAACTCAAATTAGCTACGCTGAAACGATAGAACTCTAATGGCAGCTTTTGGTAGCAATTTTACACTAACTGAACAGGCGGCTTTTGGTAGTGATTTTGTTAGCAATACAATTGTCACTTTAGGTTCATTTACTGAATCGTCTGTATTTAATGAGCCTACAGCTAGTAAGGCATTTATTTGTGGCTCTATTGGTGAGTCAAGTGGGTTTAATGGCATAACGAGTTATAAGGTTTTTCAGCTTGATCAAATAGCTGAAGTATCTGTATTTAATGGGTTAATAATTAGCAAGTCTTTACGGCTAGGCGCGTTTTCAGAGGGGTCGTTGGTTGCTGATTTAGTGTCGTCTAAGGCGGTTCAGTTGGGTGTGTTTACAGGATTTAGCGCATTTAACAGTATTAGTGCAGGTAAGCTTTTTTGCTTAGATCCCTTTGGCGAGGCTAGTTTATTTCGTTCGTTGGTTGGTGAGATATCTGGGCAGGCTTATTTATGTACGATTTCGTCTGATAAGGTTATTAAATTGTTAGAGAATAAAATTATGAATGTGTCATCTAATCAACAAATAAAACGTAGGTCAGATATATGTCTGCATTAATAGTAACAGGTGATGATGCATTGTTTATATGTGAAGCAACAAAGGAGGGTGCTAGCTTTGTTATTGACCCGTCTGCAACGGTTAAAGCGGCGCTTGTATCGCTAGATGGTGAGCGTGTTCTTATTGACGCTGTCACCTGCGATGTTTCTCATGAGCAGGCAGATTGGGCGGTATCGTCCATTGTTGTTGTGTTTCCTAAGTCGTTAACTGCCGGTGTTGATGAGTACGAAGATGCAACGATAGAGCTGCAAATAGACGATGCTATTGTCAATACGTGGTTTTTTCCTGTGTACATTAAAAAGGGAAACATCAGCTGATGTTTTGCGAAAGGTAGCGCTGTGGCTTTCCCTACGTTTCCCGCCGATGCGTTTATTAATGCCCTGGGCGATGGTGACCTTGTTCACATTGGGCAGCATGGCGCGCGCCCGATCGACGGTATTTTGTCGGTTGAGGGGGCGACAGAGTCAGACGGTGAATATGCGCTGTACATAGAGGTTATTACGTTAGACGTGCTAGATATTGACGCGGGTCGGTTGGTTAAAAATGAAATAATTAAACAAGGCGCAAACGAATTTATTATTACCGCCATTCCACCGGCTGATATGGGCATGGTAGAAGTGGTGCTGGAAAGGAAAGTTAAATGAGATTAATGCCGATTATTACCCTCATCAAAGATGCGGTTGGTGCGCTAGACCATGTTGGCCCGGCAAGATCGCTGGCGGCTGTACCCGACGATGCTGTGTTGCCGTCTGCTTATGTGCACCCAATGGTAGATAAAGCCACGTCTAACAGCATGTTGGGTATGAATGTATCGCAAGAAAAGGACGCTCAATTTGGGGTGTTAATTGCCGCAAAAAATATAAACACAGTCAGCGGCGTTGAAGAGCTGGAAGATATACGCGAAGCGATTAGCGCCGCGATATTGGGCAAGCAGCCAACGGAAAATCACGGGCCTATTGAATATTTAGGTGGTCAAATAGCCGATGTAGACAGCCAGCGCATTTATTGGCGCGAGGTGTATCAATCGGTGGATTTGCTAAGGGCTTAAGCGGTAAAACGGTGGCGCAACACCTTTCAAAATGCGTATCTAAAAAAGGGTAAATAATGAAAACGACAAAAGAAACGGTCAAGGTAACGCTTGATCGACCGGGTGCGCGTGCGTGCGGAAAATTTCAGGCAGGCGTTGAATATAACGTGGATAAGAAAGAGGCGCAACGCTTGGTGAATGTAAAAGGGTTTCGTTATGTCGATCAAACTACTAAAACTGGAGAAAGCTAATGACGCAAGCAACAGGCGCGCAAGCCACATTTGCATTATATGAAGAGGACACGTACGGCGCTGATCCATCAACACCGGACGGCCAAAAGGTTTACTTGTCTCGATTTGGTTTGCAAAAAAAGCAAAACAGAATTGATTCAGAAGTATTAACAGGTGGACGCGGTGTGCCAGAACCGTTTTTGGGCAACATTGCAGTAGATGGCGCGCTAGATACCGAAATTGGCGCAGAAAGTTTAGGCTTGTTGTTTAAGCATATGCTGGGTGCGAACACAACAACCGGAGCTGGCCCGTATGTTCATACTATGACAGTTGGTGATTTGCCTGTTGGTTTAACGTGCGAAGTCGATTACGGCGCGAATATATCCGGCTCGGGGCGTTATATTAAATACAACGGTTGCCGCGTAGCATCCGCTGCGTTTGATTTTCCCGCAGAAGGCGCGTGTACTGTTAGTTTTAACATGATGGGTGCGGAAGGGGTAAAAGATTCCTCGCCGCTAGATGCTACGCTAACCGATAGTGGCCATACTACATTTAGTGCGTTTAGTGCCTCTATTGACGAAGGTGGTTCTGCATCGGCGCAGGTAAAGTCTGTTAACTTTACTATTGATAATACGTTAGATGAGGATGGGTTTGTTATTGGTGGCAACGGCGTTCGCCAAGCATTGCCAGAAGGTACAGCAAAAATCAGTGGTTCGTTAACGGCCATTTTTGAAGATACGGCGTTATTGAATAAGTCGCTGGATGATACCGAGTCTAGCCTAAAAATTACCTTATCGCGCGGTGATGGGCTGGGTAGCGCCGGTAATGAATCAATCGAGTTTTTAATTCAACAATTAAAATACTCACCTGCAACACCGCCCATTGAAGGGCCGCGTGGTGTCGTCATTACACTTGATTTTATTGGCTACAAGAAAGCGGCTGATCTTGGGTTTCAGCTTACGCTTAAAAACGCCGTGGCAACGATCTAATGTTTAAAGTAAAGAAAATAGACAGCCTATTGTGGCCGGTTGAAATTGATGTGCCACGCGAAGATGGGTCGGCGCAAACAGATACTCATTTAGTAAAAATAAAGTATCGCTACTTATCGACTGACGATTACGAACAGGCTACTAAAGAGGTTTTGGCTAAAGATTCAGATAAGGACTTTAGAGACTTTGTGCTCGATTGGGAAGATGTCTTTGATGCAGAGGGTAATCAGTTGCCATTTAGCAGAAAAGCGCTGAACGACATTATGAGTGAACGCTGGATTGCTGCGGCCATTAATTATGGCTTTAGGGACTGCCAAGACGCAGGCTTAAGAAAAAACTAATAGACGTTATTCGTTTCGCGCTATCAGCGGATGACGTCGGCTACAGCTACTGCGAGATGGCGTGCAGTAAAGAAGAAGCGGGTGGAACAGGGTGCGTTAAGTGCCCTCGCCCTGTTTTATACGAGCAAAACGTAGCTGTATTTAATTTATTCACCAAATGCCTCACCCAGTTTAGAGCCGGGTTTGCTGGACCTACCGGGCTAGATTATTCGGGCGTTAAGCAGGTGATGGACATTACCTGTGTAGAGCCGTCTGAGCAATTATTCAGTGATATTCAAACGCTTGAATACGCGTACCTTGAAGCGCTGAAAGATCGCAATGCAAGAGAGCCAGCGAGCAGTTCGGAAACATAATTATTATTAATAACATTCATTCTGCTAAACAGCGGAAGGAGACGGTGTGGCAACAGATTATAAAGTTGGTATTAAAATTAATGCCGACGGTAAGCTGGCAACGCGTGAGCTTAATAACGTTGGTAAATCGGCGGAGAAAACCCAGGGGCGCGTTAAAGGGTTAGCGAAGGAATTTTCGCTGTATAAAAAAGCATTGGTTGTTGGCGCGGCGGTGGCGTTTACTCACGAGTTAGACAAGCAGGCCGAAGCGATGGATCGCATTGGTAAGACGGCGGACAAGGTTGGTTTAACGACCGATGAGCTACAAGAAATGCGCTTTGCTGGTGAGCAAACAGGCGTATCGGTTAATAATTTAGATTTATCTATGCAGCGGTTTTCTCGACGTTTAGGTGAGGCAGCTAAAGGCAAAGGTGAGCTGGTTGGCACACTGGATGACTATAATATTTCAGCGGTGGATGCAGAGGGCAACACGCGCCGAAATGTAGACGTGCTGGGCGATTTGGCTGATGCCATTAAAAATGCAAACAGCGATCAAGAGCGGTTGCGTATTGCGTTTAAAGCGTTCGACTCTGAAGGTGCTGCGCTGGTTAACACGCTTAAAAACGGTAAAGAGGGGTTAGACGCAGGCCGTGAGGCGGCGCATCGATATAACCAGGTTGTTAGTAGTGATTCGATTCGTTCAGCAGAACGATATAACGATGCAATGGGTAAGCTAACGGGGTCGTTTACTAAGTTTAGACAAGACGCGATTACACCATTGCTGCCAGCATTAACCGAGTTTTTTGATTTACTAAACGGTGACGTGGGGACTCGCGAGCTGGATGAGGCGGCAGAGAATATAAAACGAAAAATTGCGGATATTGATGCCGAGTTGGGTCGATTCAGATTTTTAAGAATTAACCCATTTGCAAGCAGTAGAGATTTAGAGCAAGACAAGCAAGCGTTGCTTGATGAGTTAGATATTATTGAGCGGCGAATAACAACGTTTAATTTTAGTAAGCTGCCGGATAATAAAACACCGGGCCCTGTGATTGTGGATGGGCCGAGCAAAGAAACCACTAAAGCCCTATCATCATTAACTGCGCTGGATGCACAGCTAAAACAACAAGCGGCTACGCTCGGTTTAAGCAGCGCTGCGGTGCTTAAATATCGATTAGAGGTTGGCGATTTAAGCGATGAGCTGGCGCTGGCTGGTGATAAAGGGGAGTCTATCAAAGCCTCGTTATTATCACGTGCGGCGGCGTTGGATTCGTTAACTAAAGCGCAGCAAGCTAATAAAGATGCCGAAGCAGCTCGGCAAGCGTTAGAAGCACAGGGGGCCGAGTTAACCAAGTCATTATTAACACCCTTGGAGGTGTTGGCCGCTACCGAGGGGCGCTTGAATAAGCTGCGCCGTTCTGGGGTTATTTCGCAAGAAACATTGAGTAGGGCGGTTGCGCAAGCTAATAAAGTTTATCAAGAATCTAACGTTCAATTAACAGAAGCGTTGGCTATTTACGAAGCAACGCTAACGCCGCAAGAACGTTTTGTTAAGCAAGTTGAAAAGCTTAATGCCCTGCTTGATGCAGGCGCGTTTGACAATGCCGGTGGGATGGAAACATATCGGCGCGGTGTGGAGCAGGCAAAGGAAAGTTTGTTAGAACTAAACGACGAGTCAAGCCGATTTGCGCAAGAAGCGGCGAGTAATATTCAAGATTCGTTTGCCGAGTTTTTGTTTGACCCGTTTGCAGATGGCATTGATGGTATGGCGCGTGGCTTGGCCGATACATTGCGGCGCATGGCGGCTGAGTCGCTGGCCGCGCAAGCTAATGTTGCGCTGTTGGGCAGTGGGTTTGATAAAACAGGGCAAGTTGGCGGTTTATTGGGCGATTTAGGTCGTTCGATTGGCGTGCCTGGCGTAGCGCCAGCTGAGGGGGCGGATAATGCAGGGATGCAAGGCGTTATTGATGCGGTTGTTAACACAGGCGCTAGTAGCACCGAGAAAACGATTTTACAATCAGCAGCCGATGCGGTGATTGGATCAACGGCAACAAACGTTGGTGCGTTAACTGTGCAGGCGGCTATTGCTGCACAAACAACAGCGCTTATCGCATCCAGTGCAGCGAATACGTCGGCTATTGTGGCGGCGGTTGGTGCGGGTGCTGCGAGTAGCGGTGCTTCGTCGGCATTGTCGATAGGTACGTCTAGCACCTTTGGTAATGCTTTTTCATCCTTTTTGCCAACATTTCACACCGGCGGCATATCGCCGCGTGAGCAATTAGCAGTGCTTCTTAAAGATGAAGAGGTGTTAACAACGGGCGATTCACGGCATAGCAACAACAATAATTTACAAAGTAGTAACACGACACTTAATTTCACTATTAACGCAACCGATGGCCCTAGCGTGCTTCGTTCTCGCGGTCAGATTGAGCGCGAATTGGTGACTAGTCTAGGTCGTGCTAAAAGGAATGCATAATGACGTTAGCAAGTTTTGTAGAAACTCGACTAGAAATAGGTAAGGACTATGGTGCTGTTGGTGGTTCAGAGTTTAATACGACAGTTATTGAAATGGGTTCGGGTCGCGAAAAGCGTAATAGTAATCATGCTAATAATCTTGGGCGCTGGGATTTGGGTTCTCGCAATCTCATTAAAGCGGATATTGAATATTTGCATGGTTTTTTTAGGGCGCGGCGCGGCAAGGCTCAAGGCTTTCGTTATAAAGATTGGTTGAATTTTGATGTTATAGATCAAGATGCAAAGCCAGCCGGGTATTCAACTATTCAGCTAGTGAAAGACTTTACCGATGGCGGCGTGACAGAAACGCAAGTGATTAGTAAGCCGGTTGCTACAGAGTTTTCTATGCTGCGAAATGGTGGGGCGTTTAGCGGCTATTCGCTTGATGATACAACGGGGGTTATTACTTTAACGGAAGATGTTTCTTTTTCTATTTCAGGAATTACTAAAGCCGCTAACGGTGTTGTTACGTCAGTTGGGCACACTTATTCGGATGGTGATGAGATATTCATGACAGCCATCAATGGCATGACACAATTAAACGGAGTTGTTGCAATTATCAGTGGCGTGTCAGGTGATACGTTTAATTTGAATATAGATACCACAAATTACAGCTCATATACTAGCGGTGGATTTGCTAAGAAGTTTGTGCAATCAAGCGAAACGTTGACGTGGACGGGTGAGTTTGACACGCCTGCGCGCTTTGATACGGACACATTCAAAGCGGAATTTATTCATTATAGGGATAGCGACAAAGAGGCTGTTTTTAATCTTCAACCATTGCCCGTTGTAGGGCTTAAATTATGACAACGGTATCAACGGAGCTGGCTGCGCATTTATCTCAAGATGTCACAACGTTAACGACCTGTTGGCACTTGACGCGATCTGATGGTGTGGTCATGCGTTTTACGGCTCACGATGAAGATATTGTTATTGCTGATACGTCTGATGGCGTAGAAGGCACCTATGCGTCAGGTGAAAGTTATACATCTAGTTCGGTGTCGGACAATATTGATTTATCGGTCGATAATATGGACGTTTATGGCATTTTAAGCTCAACAGGGGTGCTAGATACTGACTTAGAGGGCGGCGTTTATGATGGCGCGGAAATTAAGATATTTTTAGTCAATTGGCAGTCGCCAAGCGACGGCATTATAAAAATGCGACGAGGCTGGCTTGGCGAGGTAACTATACAAGATGGGCAATATATAGCAGAGATGCGCGGTATGGCGCAGGCTCTTCAGCAAACAATCGGGAGAAGCTATTTACCATCATGCGATGCGCAAGTAGGTGATTCTCGTTGCGGCGTCAGGCTTGATGTTTCAACGTGGGAAGCGACAACGAGTTATACGGAACGTGAGGCAGGCTCAGCCGAGACGGGTAGCATTGTTAAGCCATCTGTCGATAATGAGCGTTTTTATTATTGCTTGGTTGGCGGCACGTCTGGCTCGACAGAACCAACATGGGACACGGGAATAGGTGGTGAGACGACGGACGGCGATATTACATGGGTAACAATTCAGGCGTTAAGTATTGGCTCAACGGTGACCTCTGTCACTAGTCGCCAGAAATTCAACGACTCAAGCAGAACGGAAGATGACGATTGGTATGTTGGCGGCGTTATTACGTGGACATCTGGTTTAAACAGCGGCTTGAGCATGGAAATAAAGGCGTTCTCTTCAAGTGGTTTTACACTATCACTACCCATGCCTAATGATATTGCTATATCTGATGGGTTTACTGTAACGGCTGGTTGCCAGAAGCGCAGCGCTGATTGTGTAGGCAAGTTCGATAATGTTTTGAACTTCAGAGGGTTCCCCGAAATACCAGGCAGAGACGAGGTGTTGTCGTATGGGCAAAAGTGATGTTGTAGAAGAGGCGCGTAGATGGATAGGCACGCCTTTCCATCACCAGGGCAGAGTAATGGGTGTGGGGGTTGATTGCGCCGGTTTAGTGGCTTGTGTTGCCTCTAGTTGTGGGTATCAATCGACAGACGTTAAGGGTTACGGACGAACACCATCGAAAGGGCTATTACAGAAAACGCTTGCGTCGGTTACGCAAAAAATTAGCATTAATGATGTACAGCCTGGGGATATATTATTAATGCGATTTAAGAGAGAGCCGCAGCATTTAGCAATATCAACAGGCAAAGGAATAATACATGCGTACGAGGCTGCTAGCCAATGCGTTGAACACGTAATGGATGATGTATGGCGTAAGCGAATTGTGGCGGTTTATAGGATGGTGAAATAATGTCAACGCAGAGCGTATTAACCGTTGTAGGGTTTGCCGTTGGTGGACCGACAGGTGCGGTTATTGGTGGAGCGATTGGCTCTTATATTGATGGCGCGCCAGAAACGCCCGATACCTTTGGCGCGCGGCTTGATAATTTAGCTGCGCAGTCGTCGGCATACGGGCAGGCTATTAACAGATTGCGTGGCACCGCTAGGATTGCAGGCAATGTGATTTGGTCTGATGGGCTAACTGAAACGGCACATACAACATCAACAGGTGGCGGCGGTAAAGGCGGCGGTGGCGGTGGTAGCAGTCATACAGACTATTCTTATTCTTCAAGTTTTGCCATCGGTTTGTGTGAAGGAGAAATCCAAGGCATTAGGAAAATTTGGGCCGATTCGACTGTTATTTACGACGCAACAGAAAACGCTAGTATTGAAGGGCTTTATTTAAACGGTTCCATAACAGATGGAATTAGGGTTTACACGGGCAGCGATACACAAGCACCAGACCCTTACATTCAGTCAAAATCACCTAATACGCCCGCTTATCGCGGCCTTGCTTATGTTGTTTTTGAAAATCTGCCGCTAGCTAAGTTTGGCAACAGAATACCCAATATAACGTGTGAAGTGGCCACATTAGGGTTGTCATCAACGTCTTTCCACCGCTGGACAACGCCTGTTTATTCTCACGCTTCAACCGATAACAATATAACGTTTTCTAAGATAGAAAACGGTGTTATTTATAACTATGGGTATGGTGTTGTTGATGGAGAGCAAGTACAAAGAAAGCGTTTTAGATATACGCTGTCGGGCGAAAAGATCGACACGGTATTTTACCCGCCGGAAACAGCGCATCTTGATTATCTTCCTATAAATGCAATTTCCAATGCCGATTATCCCTGGTCGCTCTATTTGGGGACGGGGGTAGAGCAGGCGTTTCTTTATCATCCATTAAATCAAGAGCTTAAACTTTGGACGTTGCCCGGGTATTTGGCGGGGTTCTCGCTTAAATCGTTCGGCAAATTAAGCGACCCGCTTTCAACCGGTCGGTTAGTTGGCTGGTATTTGAATAATGGACTGCTTTATATATTCAGAGCTTATGATACAGGTCGAAAAGTCGAAGTATGGGACACTTCTGCACCATTAGATTTGACTATGATAGCGGAGGGAAATGCAGATAATCTTTATACGCCATATGACGGGTTTTTCAATGGCGCTAACGTAAACTCAGGCTCAAACGCTATTAACGTGACGGTGGATGATGATTACATATACGTTGCGCATGAGAATGATATTATTGATTATAACGGCAAGATAATGCGTTATAAGTTTGATAATGATTATAACGTACTTGAGGAAGAGTATTACGGCGCAAGAGCAACGGTTATTGGTAATGGCTTTGCTAATAATGGCTTTGTTGGTCTGATTAACACATCAATGGCTTTGCATGGCAAACAGGAGAGCCTAAGCTTGCAGCCTGAGTCGTTATCCGACGTGGTGGGCGATTTATTAGAATCTTCTGGATTAACTGCCATTGATTATGATCTAAGCGCCTTGACTTCTGATAATGTGCGCGGTTTTGTTTTAGACGGCGCAGAGTCAATACGTAGCAGTATTGAAAAATTGCGCGGCGTTTATTCGTTCGATCTTATCGAGGAGGACTGGTCCTTAGTTGCTGTGAAAAAAGGTGCGTCTGTAGGTGAGGTAATCCCCGCTGATGATATGGCAGCGCATAGAGGTGGAGACGGGCGACCGGCAACTATTATATCGAATAGAAAGCAAGATGTTGAGCTGCCTATAGAGCTTGGGTTAACGTACATTAATCAAGCGTCCGATTATCAGACAGCAAAGCAAATTGAGAGCAGGTTAGTTTCTAGCTCGGTGAATAAAAAGAACATAGCGGTTCCTTTGGTTTTAACAGATGACGAAGCTAAGAAAGCGGTGTCAAGGATGTATTGGAACGAATGGGAGGGGCGCACGACATACAAGTTTTCAATTTCTGTTAAATTTATACACTTAAGACCTTCTGATATTATTTCAATCACAAGTGCAGACGGTGTGGTTTATGTCGTTAAGATAACCGACATTGAATATATTGATGGCTTATTAAGTGTTTCTGCATCGTCATACAATGAAGAAGCCTATATAAGCAGCGCAGTTGGTTCCTCTATGCCTGTATCAACGGCGGTTATTGAACTGGCAGGACTTCAGGAATTTGAGTGGTTTGATTGCCCACCATTATCGCCATCTGCCTCGTGGGGATTTTATGCGTCAGCGTCCAATATAAATGGTGGCTTTATACCATCCGCGCTAGTTAAGTCGCTTGATGGCGGTTTAACTTACGGGTCAATGGTTGAAACGTTTCAAAAAGCAGCCGTTATGGGTTACACTACAGGTAAATTGCCTGATGGCTTTGCTAACAGAATTGATTACTCTGTAACAGTTGATGTGAGCGTTGGGATAAATTATACGCTATCATCTGAAAATGAGGCGGCTGTATTAAATGGCGCTAATACTTGCTTGATCGGCAGGGCAGGGCGCTGGGAAATATTAAGATTTGTGAACGCGACCTTAATCAGTGCTGGCAACTATACGTTGTCCGGCTTGATACGTGGACTGGTCGGCACAGAACCGAATATGTCTACGCATGTTCAATCTGACCGGTTTGTACTGTTAAGCGAATCGAATATACACGACATTGAACAGCAATCATCAAATCATAATGTAGAAGAACAATACGCATGGGTAATTGACGGTGAAAGCATTGACCAAGCGGAGTATAAAGTCATAGCTTGCAGTAATGAGCGATTAAAACCGCTTAAGCCAATTAATTTACACGCCCGATATCATTTAGACGGAACGGCCTATGTTGAGTGGGAGAGGCAAGCAAGGCACAGCACAGAAATAACCGATAGTCTAGCTACACCAATCGGCGAAGATTCTGAAGATTACAGTGTTTATGTTTATGAAGGCTCAACGCTGGTACGAACTATAACAACAACGCCAACGGCAAACGGCACATTTTGGAACCCTGAAACTCGCACAGCCTTTTATAATGTTGATGACAGGGTTTCCGATGGCGTTACAGGGGCTTTTGACTTTAAGATTGCACAGGTTTCAGCTCAAGTTGGTGACGGTAGTTTAGCAGTTGCATCGTTACCTGCACCAGAAACCTTCGCGGTTGCTTTCGATTTAACGACAGTATCTGGTTATACGGCAAACTGGGCTCTTAAAGCGGTTGAAACAGATGGTACGCATTTATTCGTGATGTGTACTGATGGCACTGTTTCCTCAACAAAAAAGGATTTCATTAAAACATTTACGGTTGATGGGTCTGGTAATTTAACTGAAGTGTACAGCGCTACACACTCGATGACGGGAGCTAGTCACTCAGACTACAACGCCTTTCAAGAAATGTTTTACAAAAAAGGCAAGCTCTACGTGTTTTTCAATGGTGGGCTAATGACGTGGGACGTTGCCTCAGATGGCGAGCTAACAATTTCAAAAATTAGCTATACAAGAACTAGCGGGGGGCTAGACACACGACCTGGCGCTGGAATAACACCGACTAAGCAAGATGTTTATGTTAGCCGGGGTAGTTCGCTCTTCAGATTTTCGCTAAGCGACGAGGAAAATCATGGGGATTATGTGAGCGAGGGTATTAATTCCAACGGTCAGATTAGGATAATAGACAGGGGGATAGTTGTTTTTGACACCGCTGACAATAAATTTAGTTACAGCAAATTTAAGACAACGTTTGGCGACCTTGACGGCACAGATGGATTCTTTACCACAACGAATTACGGTAAGTATTTTCCAAAGCATCGAAAGTACAGGCGTTTATTCGTATCTAATGACTATGAATACTCGTCAGTGCAGGCAGTTTGGGAAATTAACCAATTAACCGGTAGGCCGGAAAATTTAACATTGTTGACAAATATTGAGGACTGGTCAAATAGGCGTGATGCGCGAAATAGTTTTAGTAAGCACAATGTTTTTGTCGGCGGGTATGAGTACAGTTTTTTGAATGGAGCAACAGATATCATGAGGACATTATGACAACACCACTAATCGGCATTGTAGAAGTCACGCAATCCCAAGCATCTAAAGAGATAACCATAAATCAAGCAATGGCGGAGATGGAGTCTAAAGTTTTTAGGGCGCTATCTACAACGCTAGCGAGTCAGCCATCGTCGCCTGACGATGGTGATATGTATATCCTGCCAGCGTCGCCAACGGGCACCGATTGGTCTGGGAATGGCAATAACGTTGCTAGTTATACGTATGCAGGGTGGACGTTCTTCCTGCCTTTCACCGGACTTAGTTATTACGCTGTTGATCTTGGTTGTCGCGTGACTTATGACGGATCTCAATGGGTGAAGGAAACAGAAAACCCGCTGTTAGCCAAAGACGTTGCTGGCGGGTCTGATGTAACACTAACACCCTACGAAGCAAGCAATGATATTATCGAATGCACAGGCGCGTTAACAGCAGATATCAACTTGATCGTTTCTGACAATACAAAAATACTGGCCATTTACAATAATACAACCGGCGCATATACATTGACAGTTAAGACCAGCGCTGGGACAGGCATAGTAGTGGCTCAAGGTATGCGAGCGATGCTTTATTGTGACGGCACTAACGTTGTTAGATTAGCGGCTGATGTTTGATTACATCCTTTTTAAATTAAAAAATTAATCAACACAGAGCGAGAGTTGCTATATAATCCCCGACACGCTTTTTGCCCCACTTTGCATAATACAATGCAATATGAGACAACGCAGATAGTGACGAAACGAGTAAAAACAACAGCTTAAGCGTTGTATAGTGTTGACTAAAAACGCTTAAAAGAGTTCGAGTCTCTCCTTTCGCACCATCTATTTAGTTACAAATCAATAACTTATATTTTATAAAGTTCTATTTGACACGGTTTAGACCCTTTTACTCTTGGGATGGAGTCGATTCGCGCATTATTTGTGACTGTTTTGCTTTGTCGGATTTTTCTATCCATCGTGCGTAGCTTCTGAAGAATTCTTTTAGTGAATTGCCCATTTGATCGGCTAGGTAGCCGGGTGAGCAGCCTTGTGTGAGGTAGTAGCTGGCGTAGCTGTGGCGCATGTTGTACATAGGGCGGTGGCGTAGCTTTAAGTGCGTGAGTACGCGTTTCCATGCGAGTTGCAGGGGTTCTATGTTGATGAGTGGGTTTTGGTTGGCCTGGGTGAATACCCATTCTTTTTTGAAGCCGCTTATTTCGCGCATGATGTTTATTGCGTGTTCTGTGCGGCTGTTTAGGTCGATGATTCGGCTTTCGCCTGTTTTTGTGCCTTGTTCGATGCCGTTGCGGGTTCGTTTTCGGCAGATGCGTGCTTCTTGGTTGCGGGTGGATATTTCGTTCCAGAGCAGGGCTGTTGGCTCGCTTGGTGATCTTACGCCGCTATAAAAGCAAAATTCGATATAGGCTGCGTGTTCTTTGCTTTCGCGCGCGTAGAATGCGTCTATTATTGCGTTGGCTTCTACGTTGTCGAACGGGTCGGGTAGGGGTGTTGGTCTGGTTTTGTTGGTGATTTGTTCGCAGGGGTTTTGGTGCTTGAGTATTGCGCCGTCTTTTACGGCTTGGTTGAATGTGCCGCGCAAGCAGGTTAGCCAATCGTTATAGGTGCTAACGCTGGGTGTTTTGTTGTATTCTTGCTGAAATTCATCTATTGCGCTGGCGAGTGTGTCTGATATTAAGCTGTAGCTTATGCTGGCTATTTGTCGATCGCTTAAATAGGGCATCCATATCCGGTTGAGGATGCCTTTCCATTTGTAGCTTGTGCGCTCTGTCCAGCCGTTTTGTGGGTTGTTCACCCAAGATTGTGCGTAGTGATGAAATGTGCCTGCGCTGCGGTTGGTGGCGCGTGGGTCGTTCGGGAAGTAGTCACTCCACCTGAATGTGCCGTATTTGCATTTTAAGCGGATTTGTTCGCGTAGTTCGGCGGCTTTTTGGACGTTTGCGGGTGTGGCGGTCCATCCATCGAGTGTGACATAGCTGTATTTTTTGTCGCCTGGTGGTTTAAATTTTATTTGTATTTGACCGCCGCGAATTCGTACGCCTTTTGTTGCCATGTTCTTCCTTTTTTTACATTGCTGATACGCGGGGGAATGCTTTGCGCGTCCATTCTTGTACGCGACTCCACCCGATTCTTGATTTCCATAGTTTGCCATCTATATAGCAGTCGTAACAATCGATTCTATCTGTTTTGCGCAATTCCATGCGGTATTCTTTGCGACCAAAGTCGTGATCTATGATGATGATTTCACGACGTAGGTCGGGTAGTTTAGCTGGATAGTCTGGCCGTGGGCTTTCTAAGCGTATTCGTTCACGGGCTTTTAACGCTTGTTTTGAACGTTTGGTTGTTCTGTACATTTTTTCTCCTACCTTGCACGGTTAGGTTAATGCGGTGTTATAAGGAATGGTCGCAGTAATCATTTAGCGCTTCAACCCAGTTGCATTTTTCACATCTAGTCTTACCGTTCGGGCACTTGCAAACTCTATTACGTCCACAATTTTTACAGGCTGAGCCAGTGTATTCACCCAGTGACCAGTCTTTTATCTGTTTCTGCTCTTCTTTGTCGTCAATATCAAGTTCCACACCAATCTCCTTATAACCAATCGCTCAAATTGAGCGTTAAAGTTTCGCGCCTGTTCTGTTTACGTCATGCGCCAATTTAGCTAGAGCGTTATAAACCTTCTTTCCACTTAACAAATTCGTCATCACCCATCACTTGAGCGAGCGTAGTTCCGAGCGTGTCAGAAAGTTCATCCCACCC